ATGGACCGTCGCACGAAGAGAATCATCCGGATAAGCGCCGTTTCGGCGGGAAGCGTGCTGCTGTTGCTGCTCGTCGGCACGGCCGTCGTGCTGAATTTCGTTTTCACGCCCTCGAAACTGACGCCCGTCGTGGAGCGGATCGCCGACCGGAGTCTGAACGCCCGGCTGCGGATGGGCGGCGTGGAGCTGACCTTTTTCTCCACCTTTCCGCGGTTCGGCGTGAAACTGACGGACGGCACGCTGGTTTCGACGGCACTCCGCGATACGCTCTGGCAGCGGACCGACACGCTGCTCACGTTCCGCAAGGCCGTGTTGGTCTTCAATCCGGTCAGCTACCTGAGACACCGGAAAATCGACATACTGAAACTCTCGTTGGACAGTGCCGACGTCTATGCCTTCCGGGACGGGACGGGGCGTGCGAACTGGGACATCCTCCCCTCCGCCGACACGCTTGCGTCCGGCACGGCGACGGATACAACGGCGGATACCGTGCGGACCGTCAGTGAAATCTCCGTCCGGCACGTCGCGCTGCGTCATGGTTCGGTGACGTTCGACGACCGCGAAACGAAGGTCTTCGCCAATATCCGGGATGCCGGGCTGAGGCTGAGGGCCCGGCTCGGGGAGGGACACTCCATGCTGGCGCTCGATTTCCGGAACCGGAACATCCTTTTCTGGCAGGACGGCGAACTGCTGGTCAATCGCGTGGCCACCCGTCTGCGCGCCTCCGTCGAACTGGACCGGGCGCAGCGCACGCTCACGCTGCACGACGCCCTGCTCGGCATCAACGGCACGGAGCTGGACCTGACGGGAACCGTGCGGCGCGACACGGCGGCGGCCGGGGCGCTGCTTCTCGACTTGCGTTACGGGTTGCACGCTCCCTCGCTGGAGACCGTGCTGCACATGATCCCGGAGAGCGTGCTGAAGCGCGGGGAGGTCGCCGCCGACGGCGAGGTGCGCATCAGCGGTGCGGTGAAGGGCCCCTATGGAAGGCAGGCGCTTCCGCTCGCCACGCTCGATGCCGAGATAAAGGACGCTTCGGCCCGCTATGCCGGAATGCCCTACGGGGTGGATGCGCTGGATGCCCGTCTCGTGGGACAGGTCGATCCCATGCGCCGCGAGCCGTCGTTCTGCAATCTGGAGATTTTCCGCTTCAAGGGTGCGCACACCGATATTCTGGCCGATGCCGAGGTGAAGAACCTGCTGGACGATCCGCTCGTCTCGTTCCATACGAAGTCCGCGGTGGACTTGACGGCCCTGGCGCAGACTTTCCCGTTGCAGGAAGGGGTCTCCCTTTCCGGAAAGCTGGAGGCCGAGCTGCGGATGAGCTGCCGTCTTTCGGCGCTCAGGAACCGCGACCTCGGGCGTATCCGGGCCCGGGGACGGGTGGTCATGGACAGCCTGGCGCTCCGGGATACGGCCCGGAAGTTCGAATTCACGAGCAGCGCTTCGCTCTCGTTCGCCGGGGACGACCGCCTGGACGCCGAAGCCGAGATACGGCACGCCTCTCTCCGCTCGCCGCGGCTCTCCTCCTCGATGGAGCGGCTGGCGGCGACGGTCCGGACGACGAACCCCCAGGACACGACCCGTATCGCCCGCATGGAGTGCACGATGACGCTCAACCGGCTGAAGGCCGCCGCGGGCGACTCCCTGAGTCTTTTCTGCGGTCGGGGCACGGCGACCGTCCGTCTGCAACCCGGGAAGCGCGATCCCGCGAAACCGAAGGTGGGGCTCGCGCTCGAAGCCGACACGCTGTTCTGCCGCGTCGGGGATTCCCGGATGGGAATGGACCGGGCCGGAATCGGCGTGACGGCCGAGAAGCTGCGCGATTCGGTGTGGATACCCGAAGGGATCGTCGGATTCAGCCGTCTGGTGGTCTCCACGCCGCAGTGCGCCCTGCCGATCCGTATGGAGAAGACCTCCGTGACGGTGGGGAACCGCGCCGTCACGCTGCGGAACGCCACCATGCGCATCGGGCGCTCCGATCTGACGGCCAGCGGCGTCGTGCACGACCTCTACGGCGCCATGCGCCGCCGCAGGCCCCTGCGCGCCGAGCTTTCGCTCTCGTCGCGGAATCTGAACTGCAACCAACTGATCCGCGCCGTCTCGTTCCCGGCCGACACCCTGCACATCGAGGCGGACACCGCGGCCACCGATCTGAAACTCTTCGTCGTTCCGAAAAACATCGACTTCGCGCTGCACACCGACTTCCGCCGCGTGCGCTACGGCAAATTCGTTTTCGAGGACGTGCGCGGCGCCGTGGACGTCCGCGACGGGACCGTGCACCTGAAGGATCTGGCCATGAAGGGGCTGGATGCGGTTATGCACACGACGCTGCTCTACCAGGCCGTGCGGCCCGAGCGGGGATACGTCGGATTCGATTTCCGCCTGCGGCGCATCAATGTCGGAAAGCTGGTCGAATTCACCCCGTCGCTCGACAGCATCGTGCCCATGCTGCGGTCGTTCCGGGGAACGGTCGATTTCGATGTCTCGGCGGAGGCCGATCTGGACTCGGCGCTCAACATCCGGATTCCGACCCTTCGTTCGGCCATCCGCCTCCGGGGCGACAGCCTCGTGCTGATGGACGGCGAGACCTTCGCCGAAATCTCCAAGAAATTCTTCTTCAAGAACAAGGAGCGGAACCTGATCGACAGCATTGCTGTGAATATCAGCGTCAAGGACGGATACGTCACCGTTTATCCCTTCGCCGTCGCCATGGACCGCTACCGGGCGGCCGTGGGAGGCACGCAGGACCTGGACATGAATTTCGACTACCACATTTCCATCCTCAAGTCGCCGATTCCCTTCAAGCTGGGGCTGAACATCACGGGCAATCTGGACGACATGAAGTTCCGGCTGGGAAGGGCCAAATACAAGAATCTGGTGACGCCCGTCGAGATTCACAAGGTGGACAGCACGGTGTCCGGACTGGGCCGGCAGATCGTGCGGGACTTCAAACGCCGTATCGGAAGGATTCCGGAGGAGCGGCGGCCTCCTGCCCGGGACACCACCCATTCCTCCGGCCGGAATCCCCGCCCTCTTATAATCGCCAAATCCAAATGTAGCCTTTATAAAAAACGAAATGCGCCAAACTTATGGCAAAACGAAATGCGAACCAAAAACCACACAACTACCATTTAATCGACATTCAAATAAAAATGGAATACAATTATTTTGTATTCCATTTTATTATTGTTACGACTGTAGTTTGAGACAATTACATTTACAACAAACGAAATCGTGAACGTCGGCCCATAGCAGGCTGTTCACGTCTCCGGTCAGATAGGCGACCTCCTCTCCCTGCATTGGCATTCCTGAAGCGGCTGCGATGTCGTCGCAGAGGTGTCTGAGCTCGTGTTCGAACGAGTTGAGGAATTGCGCCTGCGAGGTTGCGAGGCCCACGACGACCACGGAGCGGCGCATCGTCTTGTTCGAGTAGGTGAACCCCGAATCCATATCCGCCCGCAGGAGGTTTCCCCTCACCCGTTCCAGAATCGTGCCGGGACACTCTATCTCCTTCAAAGAGAAGAGGATAGAGCGCGTATGATAGCCATGCACGGCGAAATAGAACCGCACGCGCCATCCATACTTCCCTATCCTCAAATCCCGGATTTTCATAGCGTCGAATATACCTTTTCGAACCGCACCCACGCTTCGGCCAGCCGAGGCCGGCTCCTCGTCCGATTACAGCACATCGTCCCAGGGGACATTTGTTCCCGACCCGATCAGATCGGCGAAATAGCGCGTGAAGGGCATCCCGGGATAGGCGTCCTCGTCGTCGATGTAGTCCTTTACGAATCGTGCGAGCTGCTGCTCGTCTCCGATCGACGATCCCCAATAGTCGGACTTCGCCATGTTGGCGACATATACGCAGTCGTATCCGTTATCGTGCTTGAGGACTATTTCGTATGTTTTGAGCAGCTTGTCCACCTGCTCTTTGGTGAGGGGTTCGAGCTTTTTCCCGTTGCGGTCCTTCATGCGTCCGACGGCGAATTCGCACATCTTCTTCGAGAACGACCATCCGTTCTTTTCGAGATATGCCCGAATGTCGTCCGGCATCCTATCGTGTGCATCCAGTCTTTCTCTGTCCATACTTCGGAAGTTTGAAGAGAGGGGATTGCTCCCCTCTCCGGATTCTACTTAGCGATAGCGGTATCGCGAATAAGGACCCGTTCCCTTCACTCCGCGCCGCTCGCCGTACTCGTCGCCGCCATACTCCCCGCCACGTTCTCCGTAGCCGTCGGACGTATAGCCGCCCATGTGGCGCTCTCCGTATCCGCCGCGCATTTCGCGCCGCGCATCCTCGTAGCCGCACTCGTAGGCTTCGCGCATCTTGCGCTCGATCTCCTCGCGTTCGCCGTACCCGTCACCGCGGTACCGGCCTTCAATTTCCCACATTCTCATCATTTGCTCGTTTTGGAAGGTGTCTGCGATTTAAGAAAGGCGTCCAGCGACGACTTCATCGAGAGGAATTCCGCCTGCATCTGTCGCAGTTGTCCGACCTCTTCGCGGAGTTTCTGCATGTCTTCGTCCCGCTGCGCCTGCCCGGCATACGCCGGACTGATCTCGCGCATGATCTGGTCGAAGAGCTCGAGATTGGCCTTGTGCCGCTCGTAGGAATCCACGACGTTCTGGCTTTGCTGCCGCGCGGCGTTCACCGCGTCGATGAGCCGTTCGCGTGTCGTGGTGACCGTGAGCCCGTCCTTCGTCACCATGTCGGCGTTCACCGGGACGACCCATTTCTGGTCGCCTATGGGAAAGCTGACGGAGGGCTGCGAAGGCGGGAAGTTTCCCGGTGCGGGGAAATAAGGCTGCGGCGCCTCTTCGAGCGTAGCCATGTAGTATTTGGGCGTTCCGCGCAAATCCAGTACGTACACCGGCGCGCCTTTCGTTAAATTCGCAAACATCTTCGGTTAATGGTTTTGTGAAAGCTCGGGGAGAGACCGGGGCCCCTCCCGTCGCCTTCGGTTAATTGTTTTTCGTCTCATCAGACGGCTCCCGTCATCAGTTGCAGCGTGTCGGTCTGTTTGTCGTACCAGAGCTGGAATACACCGGTTCCCGGAATGTCCGAGACGGTGACGTTCGCTCCGTTGTACGTCGTCAGATTCTTCGTCTGCCCGTTTGTCTCGAAGAGCACGGGGAGCGTTCCCGTCGTGCCGGCGGGAATGGCCTGCGCCAGTTCGACCAGCACGAGCCCCCGATACCACGAATTCGCGAATGCGTGGTTGGGGAAGGAGAACACGACGCCCGTGGTCTCGGCCGTCACGCCCGTAGTCTTCAGAACGGGAATGCCTCTGCGGTTTACGTATTGAAAAGGATATGCTGCCATAGCGACCTCCTTTCCGTACTAACCCCAGAAGCCGTTACCGTATCCGGGAGCCCCGAATCCGAATCCCAGGCCGTACTGCGCGGCCACGCATGCCGGCATTGCGTACACCTGCGGATTGGGAACCACGGTCGTGGGCGGCAAGCCGCACTCGATCTTCGCCAGGCGGTTGCTCAGATCGCTGATCGCGGCGTTCACGGGAGCCACGGTCTGGGCCTGCGACTGCATGATCGTCGCAGTTTGATGCTCCTGCGAAAGCTGCCCGGCCAGCGCGGCGCTCTTGGCGCGCTCGGCGTCGAGCTTGTTCTGCATTTCGCGCATCTCGAGCTGGCAGAACTTGTCGTTGATGATCTGCGTCTGGGCGTCGATCTTCGAGCCGAGGACGTTGAACTGCGTGTTGGCGTTGCTCGTCAGGGCGTTGGTCTGATTGAGCGTTGCCAGCTGACTTTCGTAGCCCTGCCGCTCGATGGCCGTGCGGACGTCGCAGCAGCAGGATGCCATCTGCGAAAGGACCTGCGAGTTCCCGGCCTGAATGGCGTTGATGATCTGCTGCGCCGAGAGACCCGACTGTGCCTGAATGTTGCAGAGCGCCGTCTGAATCTGCTGTACGGAACAGCCCAGCGACGAGGAGAGCTGCGAGATGGCCGTGCCGTTGCCCTGGATGGCGTTCATCAGCAGTTGGCGCCCGGCGTCGCCGTTCAGCTCGGCCGGGAGGTTCGAAAGGCCTCCGCGGCCGCCGAAGCCGCCCCAGCCGTTGCCGCCCCAGATGGCCCAGAGCAGGATCATCCACATCCACTCCCAGCCGTAGCCGTTGCCATAGCCGTTGCGGTTGTTGCCGTTCATCAGGGCGGCCACGAGGTTGCCGTCCATCGCGCCGCCGTTGTCGAACACTAAAGTTTTCTCGTTCATGTTATTGACTTTTTACATTGTACGCTCGCGTCGGGGAGCGCATGCCGTTGAGCTCACGATGCAAAAGTCCTAAATTAGGAACAGTCGGGCAATCAGTCTGTTTTCAGTTGTTTGCATAGTTGTTGATAGTTTATTTCGAAGATTCGGTCGCCTTGCTCCCGCCGTTTCTGGAATTTGCAAATGATACCACTAACCGCTTGCGGCGTAAGCCGTAATCTTCGGGCGATTTCGGCGGGAATGAAACCCCTGCTGCGTAAAAAATACACGAACAGATAACGTGCATCCACAATTTCCTTTCGGTGGCTTCGGCTTAGAATCTCATCAATGGTTATCTCTGTCTCCTGCGATACCGTATTGAGGATACGGTTGAAAATTTCGGATTTGCACATATTCGGGAAAGTTTGTAAATTTGTAATCCTCTTACATAAAAACAATAGGTGCCACAACACCGTAGGGACTATATGTCTCCGTCTTGGTGTTGTGGCACCTTTGTCGTTTGCAGGAGGTAAGAGGACTGCAAGCGAAGGCGGGGGCTTTTTTACGCCTGCCCCCTAAAGACGTTATTTGCGGAATCGTTCCTGCAACCAACTCCAACAGATAGGTCCGTACACGGTTCCTATTACCCCGGCAACCATTCCGAGGATGAAGGGGATGGCGGTTTTTCCGATGAGCAGCAGGCAGATCGCCGCGACGATTGCAATGATAATAAGTGTCTTTTTCATAATGTTATGATTTTAAGGTAAGAGATTATTTTCCGTCCCCGGTCTCGGTGCCTAAGTTCTGATCGAGGCTGTCGATGAATGCCGGCGAGAGGGTCAGTGCGAACTCCCTGAGCAGTTGCACATCCGCGTCGTCGAGCTCCACGGGCCCGTCGGAATGAAAAATGCGCATTGCGAGGTCGTGCATGCGGATTCCTCGTCCCGCGAGGTAAAGCGAGTTGGCCAGCTCCTCGCGGACGTCGAACGGGCGTGTTTCCTTTCGGGATATTCCCGTGTAGAGCCTGAACTTCGTGAAGTCGATCTGTGTCTTGTTCATAGTCTGTATGATTGCATGTTCGTTTATGCTTCGTAGCTGAACCACATTACCCAAGCATCGAGATTTTTGCTGTACTGAATGGTTACGCATCGTCGCCCGGTCCACGATATTTGCGAACTGGGGTTGTTGCTTCCCGTCACGTAGATGTCTCCGTTGTTTTGCGCATTGATGATAATGCTGTTGCCGCTGTGGAGCTTCCGAATCTCGTATCGTTGGTCCGGCTGCGGATTCGAGGGCAGATAGAATGTCGTGCTTCCTTTCGACGTATTGACGAAAAACACGGTCTCTTCTTCGTCGCCCTTCAGCGTGTATGTCCCGTTGTCGTATGATCTGGACATGGGGCGGAATCCGGAGAATGTTCCATTGGGGACATATATCGCGGCATGGGAGTTATCCCCCATATCGACGACGAGCCCTATACCCGTCGATCCGTAGTGGTTATATAGGGTGGCCGCCACTTTCCATTTCTCCCGATACATTGTATCGCCGATCATCGCATACGTATCCTTCTTTCCGTTTTTTATGACGCTCGAAGACAGGTAGAAATATTCGGATCCTGTTAAATTTTCCGATCCGATGTATCCGGTCCCGATCGTGAAGCCCGCAATCGTTCCGGCTTGTGCGACCAATTTGCTCGTGTATAGTGTTCCGTCCCCGTATATCCGGGTTTTCGCCGCCGCCACGTTCTGAATGCTGGTAGCGCCAGCGAACATCATAAGAATTCCGTGCGTTGTGTCCTTGAATCCGGCATTGTTGAGCGAATCTACGCCGCCTCCGTATAATCCGGCCACTACCGCCGCGGATGCCGACGTTCCGTTCTTGACGGCCATCAGCTGCGATAGGAACACGCCGTTGTTGTCCACGGTATTGTTCGGGAATACGAGCTTGAGGTAGTCGTAATCCTTCATCGAGGTCTCGATGTCGGCCACCTTTCCGTCGGTGTACTTCTGGCTTACGGCGTTGAGCACGTCGATCTCCTGCGCGTAATACGCCGTGAACAATACGGCCAGTCCGGCCCGGTCGAATCCCGGGGTGTTCGATGCGGTGTATAGCGCATAGTCGTTGAGCTTCACCCGGAGGCTGTTTACCGCCGCGAGCAATCCGGCCGTGCTGATTCCCGCCGCTTTGGCCATGTCGCGCACCCGATAGTACGATCCGTTCGTTGCCGACAGCGAATCCAGTGACACATCCGTGCGGGCATACCCCGAAATGTTTTCCCACTGTGTCCGAATGGACTGTTTCTCCGAGACGTCGAAGATCGTGTCGTCGTTCATGTCGGCTATCGCCTGCCGGGTGGTCTCGGCCTCCTGCTGCGTGCTGTTTGCCTGCTCCTGAAGGGATACGAGCGGTTCGACGGACGTTTTGAGGTCTACGGTCTGCTCATCGACCGTATAGGCTTCGGTGTGCAGCACGGGTGTCCCGGCATTCGTCGCGAAGAATCGGTATACGCCGCCGCCCCGGACATATATGTATTCGTTCGAGGAATTCGTCATCTGTCCGACGGAGCCGATGGGTCTGCCGTCCGCATATCTGTGCTGATACTCCTCGACCACTCGTTTATCGTAGTTCGATCCCCATGAGTTTCCGTTGTTGTACCATACCGCCTGGCATGAAAACCGATTCTCTTTGTATGTAGACCATGCGGGTTTTCCGGGCTGCGTGTCGCTCAGATTCACGCGGACCGTGATTTTCGACCGGGCGATGCCGTTCAACTTGATCGTCACGGGATAGTACGTGTTCTGATCGAGCTTCGAGGCGTCGATCTGCGTCTCCACACCGTTCACAGCTTCTCCGGCGGTCTCGTCGGCGTATTTCTCCTGATCCGCGATAGAGGGAGACCATGCCGTCACCTTGTTCCCGGCCTCCAGTTGCGCCATGCGAAATGCTATCTTATGAGAAGCATCGGTAAGGTTCGCAGTGCATAGAAATGCTTTTGATGCCGAAGGCGCTTTTTGTACATCGGAGATTCTAATCCATTTACCAACTTCATTTCCTGAAATGGAGTATTCATAAAGTTGTAATCCGTAATGTATAGTAGTGGGTTGCTCGGCAAAAACCCATACTGACTCCATGTATTCATCTCCAACGTTCAAGCCAGATACGTTCTGAAATAGTCCTGCATATGTTCCGACTGAATTTGTTATAACTGCGGACTTGTATCCTTGATATTCTTCAAATGCTACATTGGTATATGAGGTGTTTTTCTCCCATGATTGCAGCGTTTCAGAATCATTCAGGAGATTCACTCCGCCGATCTGTATGCCGTCCACTTTGTCGTCCGTGTACTTCTCCTGGTCTGTGATGGACGGCGCCCAAGTAGAAGGAATTTTGTTTCCGACGGCAACGAACTCATGTTTGATATACAGTTTCCCGGAAACCGGTTCGCCCGATAAGTCTCTGAATATGGGATACAATCGCGCATATTCGATCTCTTTGTCCTGAATCTGCGAACTGAAAACGTATGTCTTTTCAAATGTCCCCCTGTCCGGAATGTCGGGTGACGCATATCGGGCAATCCATTGATCCGTATTATCGGTGAAATGCACCTTGATCTCGAATCCCAGTTGCGGAGCCTGTGCATTCTCTCCTTTCAGTTCTACCCGATAGGTGATCTGCTTCCCGCGTATTAACGTGTGGTCGATATAAATCACCGTCTCGGTCCCGTCGTATCCGGAGGCATTTGCTTTTGCCGCAACCCAATCGGCATGCGAGCCGTCGACAAGGTTTACGGCGGAAAACTGAATATCATCCACCTTCCCCTGCGAGATCGCATCGGCCACGAGGTTCGAGAACCTGCTCACCTCGGCGTCGTAGGCCGCGAACGCGGCATTGTAGGCGGATCGCTGTTCGGCCGATAGCGTCGTGTCCGTGTCGTTGTTCACGGCCACGGTCCCCGTGAGGAAATTCACGAGTGCGGAGTATGCCGCCGCAAGGCCGGCTATCGACACGCCGTATGTCGCGGCGTCGTTCTGATAGGAGGTGTATGCCTCCTGAATCTGCGCGAGGCGGTTTCGCAGGGATGCCTTCTCCTCGCGCGAGATCACGCCGTCGGAGGACATCTGCCGCAGCCGCACCTGGCTGTCGTCCACCAGCTGCCAGTCTGCGGCCGCTGCGGTTTCCTGCTGCCCCTTGTCGGCATTGGATATATAGACGGTCGTTTCGAGCGTTGCCCCGGCCCCGGACGAGCGGAACCATACGTCGTTCACCGAGTAGGGCACGGCGGGCGTCGTCGCCCCGAAGAATATCCGCGCCTTCGTCCCGGCCAGCCCGAGGGCCTCGCGCGCCGTGGCGATGGCTGCGGCGCCTCCGCTGTCGGCGATGCGCACCCATTGGTAGGCGTTGTTCTCGAAGGCGAACTTGTAGCGCTCGTAGGCCGCCTGGCCATCGACCGTGGTCTTGCGGTCGTAGTAGTCTCCGATATGCCGTTTGCGCTCGGTGTCCGAGGTCCATTGGTTCGCCGGGTAGTTCGAGAGCGTCGGAACCTCTTCGCCACCCCACGAGACGATCGACCCGTCGATCTGGGCTTGCAGGTCGGGGAGGATCGTCTCATTGATGTTGTTCACGACCCCCTGTAACTCCTGCGAGAGCTGCAAGGCTCCCTGCGAGGCGGTGTTCACGGCCGTGAGCATGTATTTGTTCGCCTCCTCCAAGCGTGTCCCGAAAGTTCCGTAGGCGTTGTTGAATAGGGTGTACTTCGTGTCCACGTCGGCCTGCTCCCCGGGGGATGCGATGCCATCGTCGGCCGCCGTGGCGATCGCGGCGAGCAGATCGGCTGCGGCGGTGTCGAAGGCGCTCTTCGCGGCCTGCAAGTTCGACTTCGCCGTGCCGCCCAGCAGCGGGTTGCCGTATATCTCCGCATAGGCGGCATCCGCAGCCTTCCGGGTTTCGTTCACCGAGTTCGTGTACTTCCCGATGGCGGCCGCCTCGGCGCGGTCCACGATGCCGTCGGCGAATGCCTCGTCGGTGAAGTTCTTGAGCGAATCGACCCCTGCGGCGGCATTGTCGGCGGTCTGCTGTGCGGCGTCTATGGCTTCTTCCTGATCGGCGATAGAGGGAGACCATGCAGTCGCTTTGTTTCCTTCCTCCATCTGTGCCATCCGGAAGGCTACTACATATGATGTTTGGCCATTCAACAGGTAGCATACGAACTTGTTATCGGTAGTTCTTTGCTGAAGTACTACCCGTACCCATTTACCTACTTCATTATCGGATAGAGAATACTTGTAGTTGCCATATCCTTCGATGCCAACGCCTATATTGCATGCCTGCTCTGAAAATACCCATACGGAAGATACGACATTCATGCCGGCTTCAAATGTCTGATTGCATCGAACACCTCCATTTTCAGAATTGCGGATTACCGCGCATTGATAACCTTGATATTTTTCGTAATATACATTGGCTACAATTTTGCTCCAATTCTTTGTCGTGAGGGATTTGGAATCATCGAGCAGATTCTCCCCGCCGATCTGTATGCCGGCGACCTCCTTCTTCGCCTCCTCGGCCTCCTTCCGGGCGTCGTCGATCTGCTGTTGCTGGGCCTTGAACTCGGAGAGGTTTCCCAGCCCGGACGAATCGGCCCCGAACGTGACGTCGGCCTTGATGCGCAACCTGCGGCGCTCCTCGCCCTCCTTCTTTTGGTAGGTGATCCAGGAGGACTTCGGGTCGGCGAGGTCGCGGTCGCCGAAGAACATGTCTCCGTAGGCATACATGTACGCTTCGCCCGTCTGGGGATTCACGCCCATGCCGACGTAGTTCTTCTCCGAGAGCGAATAGGCGTCGATATGGGCATACACCTCGACCGATCCGCCGTCGAGCGGGTTGATGACGATGGCCGACTGACGTGTTATGTCGCTGCGGTTGCCGAACTGCGCGATCTCGTCGCCCGCCTCGGGAGAGGCGGATCCGTCCGCGTCGCTCTTCGACAGCTCGACGTAATCTTCCCCGACGGCCGTGACGAGCCGCCAGTAGTATTTTATGATTGCGTGCTGCGTGGGATCGTATCGCTGACACCGCACCTGGTCGCCGGTCGTGAGGCCGCTGTAGCGCCGCCCCTCCTTGTTGTCGTAGTAGCAGCGGAATGCCGTTTCCAGCTCCTCGACGCGCGTGATCTCGCAGCCGCCGTTGGAGAAGACCGTGGCGCCGACACGGAACGTCACCTGATTGATGACCGCCTCGTTGAAGATGGCTTCCTTACGGATTTTCAGGATGTCCGCCTCCAGCACGGCGTTGCCGTTCCTGTCGCGGTAGGCGCCGAATCCCGATCCGGAAAAATCCCCCTGACGGAAGTCTTTGGAGACAACCGAACCGCCTATCGTGATGTCTTTGTCGAAAATTACATCAGCTTCAACCGTTCCTCCACGTCGTTTATTAAGGAATTCCCGCTCGCTTTTACGCGATGAATAAAGGGTCGTATCGCTTGCCGGGGTCTCTTCCCAAGAGCGAATGATATCCGGAAACTCCGACGACACCTGTTTCGTCAACCGCTCAACCGAGGCGATGTTGCTCTCGATACGGCTGATGCGGCCGGTCGAGAGTACGTCGCTCATCTTGAGTGTCATGCTCCCAGGCCGGACAACCGAGCGCGAGATCGACACGATGCGGGTCTCGCGGAATCCCGTATCGGGGAAATATTCGGCACTTTCCAGTCGTATCCGTTGCCCGGGTCGCAGGTCGAGAGCCCGTTGGTCAATTACGGTGAAATCCGTTTGGGCTTGGAATACCGACACATCCTTTCGGTTTTCGGACATGAAGGTATCTACTGCGGTTTTGAACTCCTGTTCGGCTGCCGGATAATAGCTTTCGGGCATGCTGATGTTCCACAGCACATATTCATCCCCTGAAGCGGGAATCAGCGGCTCGGAAGGGAGCTGCATATCATCGTCATAGGGCCATTGGGTGATGATCTCGAACTCTTTTTTCTGTGAATCATAGTTCACTTCAAATTCCCGGCCGAGCAATTCGCCCGATTGGAACGTGATGCGTTTGACAAGCCCGCCGATCTCATACTGATTCGGGTCGAAGGGTATTTCCGGATCCGTAAAATACCATACCGTAAACGGCTTTCCGTCCTCACCGATTCGCTCTTCATGCCGGACGACACCGACCGTGCCGATACGTCTGGGAAAGATCCTTTCGAAAGCCTCTTGTTCGAAGTGCTCTATGATCCCGAGATCCGTATCCTGTTCGACATACCTTATTCCACCCGGTAATTGCAGCCGGCTGTGCCCGTATTTGTCCGGATCTATGTTACGGGACGATCCCACCGGGAAAAGCCGGGTAAAGAACTTCACTCCTTCTGCTATGTTGCGGCTGATATTTCGGATCAGACCGTTCCCATACGACAAAGGGATACATTCGCCGAACTCGCAGCGCGAGATATTGAGCGTCATGCCGTCAAACCACCATTCTGTTTTTGCCGCCGCGGAGAGCTCGGAAAGTGCATCGGAGGCGTATTTGCCCGTGTATTCGATATCGATGTACTCCGAGACGACCACTTCGCCGACTTTCCATTCTGTTGTACCGGTTCTGCGATTCATGTTCGCGACAATGAGCGCGGCATGTTCGCGTGCCGGAGCAGAAAGTGTCAGTACGGGATTGTCGTCGTCCTCCGGATTGACCATCAGGGTTTGACCTGCCAGTCCTTCGGCTCCGGACATACGGATAGAATAGGCCCATTCCCGCCGGGCGTTCATCTGCGGCAGGTAACGTTCGAGAATCCAATAGCGCCGACCTTCGAAATCCGCATAGTCATATACTTCGAGAGCTATACACTCGAACGCAGTAAAGGAGACCGCCAGAATACTCTCTTCCTGAATACCACAGGAACAGGCCCCATTATCTCCGGGAGCGACCGATAATTTCAAACGTCCGTCTTTTGAATATATTCCGAGTTCCATTCGAAGATTGTTTGAACGTTATTTTCCTGTTTGCTGAACGGGGCCGAAAAACGTAGGTTTCGGCTCGCGAAACTTGACTGAGAAAGATGCTGCGATCTCTCCGTTGCCGAATGGGATCAACTGTGAATAATCCGAGAATCCGACGGCGTAAACCCGAAATTCCATTCCCACATCGGCGAGCCGTAGTGTCAGATAGCCGTTGTCTCCCGATTTGAGGAAGTTCACGAATGCGACATACCGAGAAAGGAAGGCCGTATCGTCCGGGGCCGTAATGGCGAACCTGAGCATGATATCCCGGGCATCGAACGCCTGCGTCAGCGTATCCGGTGTCCGTACGCCGTTTTCCTCCCGAAACGAGACCTCGGGTTGTTCCTTGAGTGTCGGCGGTGCAAGCAGTGAGTCGTAGTTATCGTGTCGGTCCTCGGCCGTCTCTGCAAGGAAAGCCCCGAAGCGGGCATATACGTCCGTATCATTGATGAAAAACAATCCTTCGAGTACTTCCATGTCAGTTTACCTTTAGGCCGTCGCGACGTATCGCTTCGAGCAGTTCATATATTTGGGGTAGTGATCCCGTATGTCCGGCGATTGTTTGCAGGGCGTTCAACGACTGGCCGAGCACCGGAACGATTCCTTCGAGGTTGTCGTCGAAATTCGCCGAATGAATCTGGATCGACGTAACCAATCCTTCGACTCTGGAAAACGATTCCTGCGACACGGTCTGCATCGCTCCGGATTTACCGCTCTGTTGCGTGGTATTTTCCATGCTGTCTATGGAGATACCGCTTTCAGCTGCTATGCGACGAAATTCGGCCCATAGCTTGTTGAATTCATCCTGTTGTCCGAGCGCATCGGTCATGAGTTGCTGCATGGCTTCGGACCATTTCGAGAACCGTTCTTCGTCGGAATAGCTTTCCCTGTTTATCTCATCGAAACGTTTTTCCGCATCCTCGAATACCTGTCCGAGGGTGTTCGAGTAGATCATATCCTTGGCCAGTTTCCGCATGGCCTGTCCTACGCTCTCCACGAACGAGTCGGCCGCATCCGTACCGTTCTCGAACGCATCGACCAAGGCATCAGTCAGTGTATTCCCCAAGTCTCCAAATATGTCCTGCAGATAATCGTTTACCGCACCGATGGCCTCCTCGTAAGTTTCCCAGTCGTCGACCAGAGACTGCAGCAGCTCCCGGTTTGCATCCGACAGATGCTTAAAGGTATCTCCACCGTTCTCGACGAACTCCTTGAGCGCCTCCATGTTGAGCTCCCCGTCGTCGAACAGCTCCGGAACAAGGCTTCCCAGCGACTTGTATTTGGCCGAACGGAACCAGGTCGAGTGGCGGGTCTGCACCTGCATGTTGTAGACCGAGTCGGCAACCGTTTCCCAGGTCTTGGCCACCTTGTCGAGGTTGGCCAGACCCGTGGAGCCTTTGCTGAACGACTCGAAGACCTCCTTGCCGCGGGTCATGATCTGCTCCTGCGTTTCGCTCAACCCGTCCAGGGCAGTCCGCACGACCTCAACATTCTGCCTGTAACGATCGTAGAGCCGATCTCCGAAGATCGAGTCGTAGGTGTCCGAATTGATCTTCGATCGCTCCTTCATGATGCGCAGCTCCTCGTTGAACTCCCGGGCCAGGCGCAGATTCCGCTCCATGGTGCTCTCCTGGTCGCTGAACAACCCGACAACAGCCGTAATGACCTGCACGGCAGCTGCAATGATTGTCAGCACCACCGAGGCCTTTTCGATTTTCGTAAGTTCATTCCCGGCGCTCGTCGCCATGAACTTGATTCCTCCGATCATTGTCACAATCGAGGTTGACACTTGTCCGGCCAGTTGGAGGATCTCTCCGCCCGTGCCTTCCACTTGGTTGCCGATTTGCTTAAACTCATTGCTCGCGTCGCGTAGTACCTCCTGAAGATCCTGCCACTTCTTGATCGACTGGTCGTCGGGAGAAAGCGGATCTTTATTTCCGTATTTCTCCAGTTTGGATTTCAACTCCACCACCTTGGCCCGGGCGACAGCTACGGCATTGCTATCGGACGCGGGATCGCTTTCCAGAGACTCCAGTTCCGCTTGGGCTTCGACCAGCAACGTCTTCAACTTCTCGACCGAGGCTGAAACGATACGATTCGCCCATGCCTCGAACTGCGGGAATTGCGAGGCGAACTTCACGTCGAACTCATCGAGTGCCTTGTCTCGGGCCTGTGTAGCACTTTTAATTGCTTCTGAGGTTACAGCATCGAAACCAGTTCCCTCTTCCTTTTTTTGTTTGAGGTCGTAGAATGCTTCCTGTAATTGATGAAGTTTTTCACCGGCTGATCCATCGGGATCTACATCTACAGCAATAACAATCCCCATCGTGTCAGCTTTCAAAATGTCTTCGGCGCCATTCAGCGTATTGTCAATGTATGAAGTCAGTTCATCTTCCGATAGAACGTCCCCATTCGGCAAGATCGGAGTCACAAGAATCTCCCGTTGTTTTCCGGAGGAATCCTCAATACCGAACTGGGAACTAAAAACAGTGGCGATACCCTCTCCAGCATCCTTCCATCCCTTTTCTACCAACCTCGCAGCATCAATTATCGGCCGGGATAATAAGTTCACATTCCCCGAGAAATAGTCAGTCATTTGTTCTCTCAGCACCTCCAGACGCGAAGACACCATCGAGTCTTTCAAACGCCGAATATCATTATTGTATTTCTCGGCCAGGCGCAGACGGCCTTGCTGGTAGGTTTCATATTTCTGGAGCAGCCTCTCGTAGGTCGCCTCCTCCTTCTTGTCTACCTCTGCCAGCTGCTTGTCCCGAAGTTCAACCGCACCCGCCACTAAGGCGTCCGTTTCGGCCATCACCGACTTCTCAGCATCGGAACCGATGTTCGCACCGGCAGTGCGCAGTCGTTTTATGAGAGCGAGTGTTTCGTGTTCCTGCGTCTCGTATTCCCGGCGTTTTTTCTCGTAATTCAGACGGATTGTCGCCCTCTCCTTGGCGAAGCCGTCCTCCATCTGCGCTACGGACTGTTCGTCGATTTCTTCCCTGAATTTTCGTTGTGCTTCGGCATATTGTCGGAGAAGCGGTTCTACCGAGCCGGAGCCAACGGTCTTTCCCGATATTGTGTCAGCAGACAGGATTCCGGCATTTTCGAGTATCTTGTTTCCGGCCTCCTCTTCGGATCGCTGTATCTGCAGCAGCGACGACGCATAATTGTCGGTTTCGGCCTTGAGCTTACGGAGCTGTGCTGCTTCGTCCTCGAACGATTTGGCCCGCTCCTCCGCCAGTTCCGAGGCGCTGTGGGCTCCGAAGCGGGTATCCGCAGCATAAGCCGTCATGTCGATCTCCTCGTTTTTACGAACATCCGCAGCTTTATTCTCCAGCTCTTGGGCTTTGATTTCGTATTCGAGGCTTTTCTTGTATTGCTCGGCGGCGAGTTGCTGGGCCGCCACAGCCCGTGCCCGTCGCTCAAGGGATGCGACGAACGCATCGGTATTAGTCACCAGCAGGTTCTCGGCATCGTGCACATTACCCACTGAGACTCCGAGTTTGTCGAATTCGGACTTGTTGTCTTCGATGAATTTTTTCCGGGTTTCGAGATCGTCTCCGAGGGTTTTCCATGCGGCACTCAAAGACCGGACCGCGGCGACCCGTTTGCCGTAATCCGCGGCATCGGCGATCATCGTTTCGTTCACTTCGCGTTGTGCGTCGGCCATGGTCCGTGCGGCGGCCTCGCCCCGGAACAGACTCGAGACGAAATTTCCGATCTCCTTTCCGTAGGCGACAGCTAATGTAATACCCACAGTCAGCAAAGTCTGGAAAGAGCCTACGGAGGAAAGAATTTGCCGCCATACGGGAATCGTTTTTTGACCACTGGCCGCCAACAACTTATTCTCGGCTCTGGTACGGGCTATTGCATCCCAAAGAATAGGATAATTATTCGAAACAGCCAAGAAATACATTTGTAATCCCATTGCCAGCGATGGAGATTCACGAATAATTTGCTGAATAGCCATGTTCAGGCCATTATAACTCCTTACTGCCTTCGGAGCACTTGCTGGCACCAGATCGGTGCTTTGGGCCGTTGCCTGCAGAGCCTGAAGCTGCCGCTTCAGGCTCTCGATCTGACGGATATTCTCCGTTTGATCCATCTGCGGGGTTTGAGAAATGACGTTTTGCAGACGGGCGATCTCGGCTTCCAAGGCCTGAATGCTCTTCTTCGTCTCCGTGGCGTCCTTCTCCACGCCGTCGATCCCGCCCGAGACTTTGGAAAGCCCCTGGCGGGTATTGTTCTTGACAAGGAATTCGATCTCGACGGGTTTCATTACAGGTTCAGTTTCGATTGAAAGAGTTGTGCGGTATCGGGGCTTTCTTCCGGAGACGTCACACCCGTGCGCTTCGCCGGGAGGGTTTCATAATGCGGCGCATCGGCCAGCATCATCGCAAGGGTCTGGAAGTTTACCTTCCACAGAATATAATGCAGAGTCCATCCTGTAGCCGACGCGATCTGCCAGACGATTCCGAAGGGGCTATGAGAACTTTCGTAAACAGTTCTTAACTCCCCTTTCCTGCTCTTGTGGGGCGGCTCGTCTCGTACCGGAAGGGATTTATCCTTTCGGCCGATTCGATAATACTCGTAAAATCCCGTGTTCCCCGCATCTTGCGGAACCACCGCTGCGCCTCAATCCGATATTCGGGCGGAACCTTCCAGCGGATGAGCCATGCCACGAGCGGTGCCAGCAGCATTCCGGAAAGATATCCCCGGCATATCGTCAGCGCCAGCATCAGCGAAAGTCTCTTTGCATGCTGGCGGAAAAATATACGCTCTTCGTCTTCGGAGAATGCGGCCCATTGCTGCGCCGTAATCCCCAGTTTCAGGTAGTGGCGCACGATGCGCATCTGACCTCCCAGGCACGGGCGGCGCATCGTCACCCGCAGAACCCATTCGTGCCTCCGCGGCAGGCGGATACGGAGCAAAGGCAGCAGAATCCCCGCGTCGAGCAGGGCTTCCGCTGCCTCCAGTTCGACATTGCGTTTCATGGCCTAAGCGTTGGGCTGCGAGAGCGACACGGTAACCTTCGTTTCGGGATCAGCCTCCAGAATGAACTCCAGACTTCCGGAACGGGGAGATTCCCCGCCGTTGGTCTCGGCGATCACCGTGACACGCCCGTTGACAATCTCTACCGAGAATCCTTCGGGAACGGCTCCCACGGAGAACGGTCCGGATGCCTCGATGTCGACGGTCTTGCTCCCGCCGGCTTGTTCGAAAGTGAGCGATGTCGGTTCGGCCTCGATGAACGGCTCCGTAGGCAGAATTGAACCGGGAGAAGATCCGTCCTTCGGCGCCAGGACTTTCAGTCCGAATTCGATGCCCAGCACGTTTTCACCGCCCAGTCCGCCGCGGATCTTCGAAGCGCGCAGCGATACACGCTTGAGTTTTACGGTCTTGCCCGTGCCGACCAGAATACGTACGTCACCCTCGACACGCATCGAATTGGCGGACATCTGCCACTCCTCACCGACGACCTTCCCGCCCATCAGATCCACGCAGTTCTGGGGGACCATCTCGATCATCTTTCCGGTGATTTCGTTCGTCGCGGCACGCGTTTCGATGTCCAGGACAGGATTGGTACGGATCTGCGCGGCCCACAGCTCGACAGTCTGGGCATCCTCGCCGCTCCAGTCGAGGCCTTCTTCGGAAATGTTGCCGATACGCTTGCCATTGAAATAGACGGCGTCGAGCAGCATCAGGTAGCCATCGTTACGTTGAATTACAGATCGTTTAGACATAATCAGAATATTTTAAAAAGTTTTTCGAATAGGTTTGTTTTGCGGGCCCACCATCCACCCAGGCAGCCTGCCACGAGTCCGAATGCGAACCACCAACCCCGGTGCGAAGACGTACGGGTCCGCTCTTCCGAGGTGCGTGTATGGTCCGAAAAAGCGATCTCGGTGAGCAAGTGGTAGGCTTGTCGAGCCTCCGAAAGCCGTCTTTCGAGGGAGTCGATCCGTTCGGACTGCCGTGCAGCCGTCGCTTCGAAATATTCCGTACGGCGGGACAGCGAATCACAACGGGCCAACAGACGGAGGGTATCTCCGTCACGGCGTGCTTCGAGAGTCAGCTGTCCGTCGCGTGCCGTGAACGATGCCCCGTCAGGAAGCCTACGGAGGTTCTCTTCCGTCAAGTTCACCCGGGCCGTCCGCTGCGGCACCGGTTCCGTCCGTACCGAGCGTAGAATCGAGTACTCTGTCTGTTGCAGGGTCGTCGCCGTTTGTGTCGTCTGCATGTCGGCAATTCGCTCTGCGACGTGTATGCTCCGTGCGGAGTCTGTTCGAAACTCCGTCCTGCCGCGGATCGTTTGCTTCGTCGGAGCGCACGCCGCCAGCAGAAGCGCGGCGAGCAGCAGAAGTCGTCTTATCTTCATAACCGGTCTTTTTCCCGATGGCTTTCCGGAGGCGTTCGACCTCCTTGGTCAATCGGTCGATGCGCACGAGCATCTCTTCCTGGTTGGCCTTGAGGTCGACGTTCTCCCTACGCAGCAGGACGTTCTCCTTGAGAATCTCCTTGTTTTCGTTCGACAGCAGGTTGATCGAATCCTGCAGTTCCCGGAGGAAGTCGTTGTTCCGTTTGCGGCGGGAAAAGATCCAGGTGAAGACGCTGCCGAGGAATCCGCCCGGAAGGGCAAATGCCAGTATTTGCATCCAAAAGTTATCCATCGTTGAATCGTTGAAAAGGTCTTTACACTCGTTCGAGCGTGCGGGCAATCGACGAGATCAGATCGGCATACTCGGCCGGGTCGGCTGTGCAGTAGCCGGCCTTGGCGATCTCGTAGGCGAAACGCGCCACATCGTTCTTATAATCCATCGCCGGCAGATAGCGGCGGGACGAGAGGATCGCGGCATGGTCGCGAACGGCCTGCTCGAGGGTATCGTAGTCGCGGAAGTCACGGTCTACTTCGTAGCGAAAACGCCCGTCGCGCAGCGGCGTGATTGAATACACCTTTTTGAACCTGCCGCCCTGCCGATCGTCGGGGAAGTATTCGAATGTCCGTACGGTCTGCCGTCTACCCGTCCATTTGTCGCCGGCCGTGATACCGAAGAGGTTGTTGCCGATGGACGAGTCGCCCCATCCGCTCTCGAGCGCGGCCTGCGCCGCCACGAACAGGGGATCCAGCCCCGTCTCGGCGCAGACCCGCTCGATAGCTGGATAGTAATGGCGTTTAAAATCCGCGGGTTTCATAACTATGCGGAATAGGCTGCCTGTTTGACTTCGAGATTCTTGGTCACCCCACCGAGTTTCACGGTTACCGATCCGGTGCGGGCTTCGCCTTCTTCTTCCTGTGCGGGAACGACGACTTTGAACTGTCCCTGCTCCTTGGTAGCCGTGATCCACGCCGCGGATGCCGTTACTGACCACTCCTCCGAGGATGCTTCGACTTTCACGGTCTGGGTACCCCCGTCTTTGGTGAATTCCGTGAGTGTCGTGGGCGTCAGCTTGACCGTCCGCGTGTCGAGCAGGACGGCGAGCTGTCCCCACACGATGTTGGTGTCGATCTTCATCAGCATCTTGAAGAAGAACCGTTCTCCAGCGTTGGTCACACGGTCGACCTTGATGGCCGTGGTATCGGACACCAGGTTGCAGGCGGCCCAGAGATTCGAGTCGATGTCGAGGCTGGCGACTGTCGCCACGATCACTCCGTCGGGCCAGTTTGCCAACCCTTCGATGCGCTTGCCCTTGAACCGGGGCGCATTGACGGCCGTGGGGTCTTTGCCTTTCGACGAATCCGTGATTTCATCGTCGTAGGCATCGAGGTCATTGGCCGACATCAGGAAGCAGAAGTTGGGGTTGTTGCGCATCGCCGCAGGAACCTTGGCCCATACGGCACGCAGGCGTCCGAGCTGCTTGGTCGACGTCGTGGTGGCCTTGATTGTCTCCGAGTCGGTGAAAATGCGTGTCAGAATGCCGTTGAAGAACTGGTCCTCGCCGTCGCCCTGCACGCCGTTGATGAAATGGTAGCCCAGTTCGTTCTTGGCGACCTTGGCGATTTCGAGCAGCATCTGCTCCTGGACGTTGGACGGGAGCTCTCCGAAAACCAGTTCACCGGTAGGCTGAAAGGGCTTCCAAAACTTTTCGAACGAGCGCGGATTGAACTCGGTGTAGGCCATTACGTCCTGCGGCTGCAACACGCGTTCGTCGATAGTGAATTGACCTTTCGAGTTCGCCTCCGTAGGCTGTTCGACGCGTTTCTGGAGGATCTTCGAGAGCTGCATGCGCGGGATCGAATATTTGTCGCTCACGTTCTGCTCCATATGGATGAGTCCGCGCTCGAACAGTTCGTTGCCCGTGGTCACCAGCGTCAGCAGGCGGTTCAGAAACTCACCGCCGTAGTTGGTTTGAATAGAGGGGTTCTGTGCCATAATCGTATGAATTTGATGTTTTGGGGAATCAGCGTCCGAGACGTTTGCGGACCTCTTCTTTGCGCTCCTCGAGGGGATCGGACTGCACCCCGTCGCTTTTGTCGAGTCGGTCGATGATGCGACGTTTGGGCTTCAGCGAGTCGAAGTACGCCCGGGCCGTCGCTTTGTTGGCCCGCAGCATCGCCAGCGCGTTATCCTTCTGATCCGCGGGGATGCGGCCGTCCTGAACATATTCATCGGCCATGTTGCGGATCTCTGCATCCTCGGCTTCCTGCTCCCTGCGGATGAACTCTTCGTTTTCGGCTTTCAATCGGTCGCGCTCTTCCTTCAGGGCGTCTCGCTCGGCCCGCAGAGTCTCCGCTGTGGCAGCTTGGTTCTCCAGTTCGGCCACTTTCTCAATGGCTGCTGCCTCGTCGGCGCAATCAATGAAGCGCGGACGGGCCTTGAGTTTGTTGAACATAGTCTTGTCTTTTGAAGTTTGTGTTTCGAGTGAATTGATATATCGCTGCGTATAGGCATCGCAGATCTGCCGGGGAGTTACTCCCGACGGTGCCATATCATCCGGATCTTCAGTATCGAATACCTCGTCGACAAACCCCAGGCGCAAAGCCTCGGAAGCCGTCAGCCAATGGTCTTTTCCGTCGAAATAGGAGCTCCGGATCTGTTCGGTGCTCTGTCCGGTTCGCTGTGCGTAGATGTCGCACAGGATCGCTTCGAGTTGTTCCATCTCCGCTACGTGGTTCCGGATCTCTTCGACGGTTCCTTCAGCATATCCCCGAACCGAATGGATCATCAGACGGCCGTTCGAGGCGATCTTCACTCGACGTCCGCAGCCGGCAATCACAGAGGCAGCGCTGGCTGCCAAGCAGTCGATGTAAATAGTGATGTCCGCCCGCGAAGCGCGCAGGGCATTGAAGATCGCCAACGCGGCGTACACTTCGCCGCCGACGCTGTTGATACGCACGTCGATCCGGCGGCCTTCGCTCTCGGCTGTCATCAGCTTCTTGACGATGTCCTCGGGTTGTATGCTTCCCCAGTCCCCAATGTCGCCGTAGAGCATGATGCAACACTCGTCGGTGCCGTCGATGATGTCCACGATTCTGTGCTCCATGATACGTTAGATTTTGCCGCAAAATTGAGCGCTATTTCATCGCTTTGCAAACCGACAAAACATGATGAAACTTTATAAATCAATAATATGATTATAAAATTGGTTTGCTGTTCCAGCAGTTTGAATCCCTCCTTTTTAGATGTCATTTTTGCATCAAAATCCGACGACAGATGAGTGCGATATCCCGACAACAGCAGAAAGAATTCGCTCGTACGCTTTACCTGCGCGAAAACCTCACGCAGGCCGAGATCGCCGAACGTGTGGGCGTCAGCCGCCAGACTATCATCCGTTGGATGGCCGCCGAGAAGTGGGATGAGTTGAAAGCATCGATCTCCATGACGGCCGAAGAACAGATTCGCAACCTGCACCGGCAGATCATCGAGATAAACACTACGATTCTCAACCGGGAAACGGGAGAGCGTTATGCCAACGCCAAGGAAGCCGACACGATCGTCAAGTTGACAACGGCGATCAACAAATTGCAGACCGAGGCCGGAATCCATGAGATAGTGGGAGTAGGAGCCTCGTTCATCGACTTCCTGCGTCCCGTGGATTTGGAGAAGGCCAAGGAGTTCACCCGATTGTTCGATGCCTTCATCAAGGCCAAAATGACGAAACGATGAAGCAGGTCGACCGTGATGCTCTCCGTTACTGGGATGAGCTCAAACAATCCGTCTACAACGCTACCACGATCGACGAGACCATGACTCAGTCCGAGATCGAACGGCACCGTATGCAGTTGGAATCCGACCCGCTGACATGGTTCCTCTTTTTCTTTCCCCAGTATGCCAAGTATCCTTTCGCCCCCTTTCAGGTGCGGGCCGTGCGCCGCGTGCTGGCACATCCGGAATGGTTCGAGGTTCGAAGTTGGAGCCGCGAGCTGGCGAAATCCACCATCGGGATGTTCGAAGACCTTTACCTTGCGCTGACACGCCGAAAACGGTTCTTCGTGATGGCCAGCAACACCCGGGAAGCCGCCGTGCGTCTGCTGATGCCTTACCGCGCCGAACTGGAGGCGAACCGCCGCATCAAACAATACTACGGGGATCAGCCGACGCTCGGGAAATGGTCGGAAAACTTCTTCAAGGCCCGCTGCGGCGCAACATTCATGGCCATAGGTGCCGGGGAGACTCCGCGAGGCGTCAAGAACGAGTCCGTACGTCCCGACGTGCTGCGCGTCGATGATTTCGACACTATTCCCGATTGTCTGAATCCCGATATTCTCGGTAAGAAATGGGCATGGTGGGAAAAGGACCTCTATCCGACCCGTTCCATCTCGGAAGGGACGCTGGTCGTGTTCAACGGCAACATCATCGCCGAAGACTGTTGCGTGAAACGGGCCGGAGCCATGGCGGACCATTGGGACATCGTAAACCTGCGGATGGTCGACTCCAAACGACCGAACGGAGTCGCAGATTACCGCGACGGACATTCCGTATGGCCGGAGAAGAACAGCGAGGAGATGATCTCACGCGTGCTGTCGAAGATGAGCTACGTATCGGCCATGGCCGAATATTTCAATACACCTATCGCCGAAGGCAAAATCTTCGAATGCCAGTTCTTCGGGAAGGTCCCGCCGCTCACGAGATTTCCCTTCCTGATGATCTATGGAGATCCCGCGCCGTCGCAGCGGCGCACTGCAGCAGGGGGATCGTATAAGGCCGTATGGCTCACCGGAATGTTCAACGATGTATTGTACGTCATCAAAGGAAGACTGTTCCGCGGGTTGAACGACGATTTCATCAGCGCCTATTTCCATTTGTTCCGATATGCCGGGGCAGGAACGAAGGTTCCAGTGTATTGTTTCATGGAGAACAACTCCCTGCAGGACCCATTCTTTCAACAGGTGTACAAGCCGCTGCTGGCGCTAAAGCGCCGGGAAACCGGCATCAATCTCTCGATCCTACCCGACACGGCGATCAAGGGCGACAAGGCCGCACGCATCGAAGCCAGTCTCGAACCGCTCAACAGAGCCGGGCAGCTCGTATTCAACGAGGCGGAGAAAGACAATCCCGACATGCAGGAGCTCGTGAAGCAGTTCCGACTCTTTTCGATGAAGCTCTCTTATCCGGCCGACGGCCCCGACTGCATCGAAGGCGGTTTCCGCATGATACGCAGCAAACGAAGCGTCCTCGCTCCTGTAACGATCGTGGCAGCGAAGGACTATCTGATCAACAAACACCTGATTTGACATGGCTGAATTCATTACCCCCGACGACTATGATGCCACCGTGCATCGGGAGATTCTCGACTCCTTGGTTCGCGAGGACCGGAATGTTATCGAGATCTGCGAAGACCGCGCGATCGACGAGATGCGCTGTTATATGTCGCAGGTATACGACTGCGACAGCATCTTCTCAGCACGCGGAGAACAACGCAGCCAGCTCGTGCTCATGTTCGCCCTTGATATCTCCGTGTATCACATCTTCTGCATCCATAATCCGCACAACATGTCGCAGATACGCATTGACCGCTACGAACGGGCCGTCGAGTGGCTGAAAGGAATTCAGAAAGGGCAGATACGTGTCGACGGGCTTCCTTCGGCTTCTGTTGCCGAAGGGGAAAGTCCCTCGACGCCTTATCTGGTGTCGAGCAATCCGAAACAACATAATTTCATGTAAGCCATGACCCGAAAGAAAGACAAGAAGGTGACCGTGGGCTCCGGGCAGGCTCCCGCGACGATCATCCTCACGGCGCCCCAGATCGGAGGTGTGGATATCGCCTCCTACATGCGTGCGATCCGCGATGCCGACCGGATCGACTTTCCCGACAGGGTGCGCCTATACAACCTTTATATCGACCTGCTCAATACGGATGCGCATCTCAATGCCGTAATCAACAAACGTCGGGCGGCGTTGCTTGACCTGCCGGTCGTCTTCCGCCGCAACGACCGTGTCGACGAGGCGATGCAGGAACACCTGCGGTCCCCTTGGTTCGGAAACTTTATCCTCGACATCCTCGACGCGAAACTGTGGGGGTTCTCGCTCTTCCAATTCCGGCGCGACGGCGAATGGATCGACTACGACCTGATTCCACGCAAACATGTAGATCCCGTACGGCGTTTGATTGTCAGGCGCGAACAGGACATCACAGGCGACAGTTGGGACGAATATGCGGATCTGCTTTTCGTCGGGAAACCCCGCGATCTGGGATTGCTGGCGCAGGTGATGCCTTATGCCATTTACAAGCGCAACTGCCTGGGGTATTTTGCTCAGTACACGGAACTGTTCGGGCAACCTCTGCGGGAAGGGACGTACGACATATACAACGACGAGGCGCGCCGGGCCATGCTCCGCGACCTGACGGCGATGGGCGCCAGCGGAATATTCCTACATCCCGAAGGCACTGAGCTCAAGCTGCACGAGGCATCCCAAAAATCCGGAAGTGCTCAGCTCTACGAGACCCTGCTGGACTACTGCGACAACGCAGAGAGCAAGGCTCTGCTGGGAAACACCCTCACCACGCAAACCGACGACACCGGGACGCAGGCACTCGGAACCGTACACAAGAACGCCGAGGAGGCCATAAACCACATGGACCGACTCTACGTGCTGAACGTGCTGAATTACGACATGACGGAGATTTTCGCCGCGATGGGCATCGACGTCGCAGGAGGAAGATTCGAATACGAACAGCCCAAGAACATCGACCTGACGGCACGAATCGGTATCGACCGTACACTACAGGCCATGGGGTTGCCCATCGGAGACGACTATCTCTACGAAACCTACGGCGTGGAACGCCCGGCCGACTATGCCGAGATGAAGGCACGAATGTCGCAAAACCGCGCCACGGAAGTCATAGAGGCTGCCGGAGCATTTCCGCAAAACCGCATGACACCGGGATTCTGGAGCCGCATGCGCGATTTTTTCGGCTCCGCCCCCGACCGCGATGCGGGGGCTTCAGGGTGGTAATGGAAAGTCTGTACGGAAATGCGGCCGCGAAAACTGCGGAATCTTTCGACTCGACGGTTCTGATGCGGATGCTCCGCGACATCTACGAAAAGAAATTCGATCCCCGAACGGAGATCAATCGCGAAATGTTCGAAGAGGTATGGGACGAATTCAACCGCGCCGTAACGGACGGATACGGCAAACCTGCCCATGCGGAACCGGGATTCGACTTCTACCAGGCACTGCGCCGCAGCAATGCCGTGTTCTCTGCTTTCAAAGTGCACCGCATGCAGAACGATATGGCAGCGCAACTGCTCGATGCCGACGGAAAGCTGAAATCATTCGAGACGTGGTGTCGGGACATCGCACCGATCGCCGACCATCAAGTAGGAAGCTGGCTCCGCACCGAGTACGACACGGCCGTGACGCGGGCGCATCTTGCGGCTGACTGGCAACAATTCGAAGCCGAAGCCGACCTGTTCCCGAATCTGGAGTGGCTCCCGAGTACCAGCGCGGAGCCGCGACTCGAACACATGGCCTTCTACGGTCTGATTCTGCCGATACACCACCCATTCTGGCGGGAATATTTCCCCGGGAATGTCTGGGGATGCAAATGCGGTATCCGGTCGACCGATGCCCCAAGAACCCCCGAAGAGCGGATTCCCGTCGCATTGTCCGGAAGCGGCGCCGCTCCCGGGCTCGACGAAAATCCGGCCTATACGGGCGAGATCTTCAGCGGCACGCACCCGTACTACACCGAAGCATTGAAAGGCGCCCGAAAAGCCGCGGAAGTACTCCTCGACGAGATATTCCCCGATTATGCCGATGTGAAGGTCGTGCCCCGACACACCGAAGAGTATACAGCACGCGTGAAGGAGCTGCGGAGGTTGGCCGGCCCGCTCCGGGAAAAGCCGCTGACGAATTCCGAATTCGGACGTTCGATCGAAGTGACTATGCGTGGCATCAAGGAATATCTGAACCAGCCGCATGCGCACTATGCGCACAAGAACGAACTGCTGTTGAACATGCGGGAGGTCATGCGGCGGGCCAGATACATGGGGGCCGTGCCGAATTTCAAAGAGGTGCCCGGTCTGAAACGTTCGCATATCTTCGAGATCCGGATTTTGGGAGACAGGAGTTGGATCGTCGTGCGCGAGACCACGGACGGACAGATTCTGTTTTACAGCATATCGGACTCCCCGAGGATTCTGGAGGGTGTGAAAAAGTGACGACCCCGAAACCATTCTCGCGGAACTACAATCCGCGCCGCAGGTCTCGAGGCCGTCGTTACAATGCAAAAATAAGATGTTTTTCGACGGATTCCAAATAATTTTTCGAAATCCGTTCAAAGAGCGATAAAATGACGATAGAACAACTCCGAAAAGAACTCAGACAGTTCCAAACCGCGGCTCGAAAGCTCCTGCGCGACGAAATGCCCCCAATTATCGGGCGGCTGGCCGTGAATCACTACCGGGAGAATTTCCGGAAGGGCGGGTTCGTTGACAGTGCACTCGAACCGTGGCCCGTCACTCGGCGACAACAGTCGGGAGGGAAATTCGCGGCACAACGCTACGGGCCATTGTTGAGTAGCCGCAGCCACTTGATGAAATCGACCCGCTACGAGACGTCCGCTTTCCGGACCCGCGTGTTCAATGACGTGGACTACGCCTCCATCCACAACAGCGGAGGCGTGACGCATCCGACCGTTACGCCGAAAATGCGGCGCTTTGCGTGGTACCGGTATTTCGTGGCCGGGGGCGGCAAGACGAAAGCGCCAGACCGGACCGAGGCGAACGAAACGGCGGAAATGTGGAAAAGACTTGCGCTGACGAAGAAAACGAAGCTGACGGTGCGCATTCCCAAACGGCAGTTCATCGGGCCGAGTGCCGCACTTACCCGTCAGATACTCCACAAAGGAGAAGAGAAACTTCTTAAAATCACACCGAAATGGATAAAGTATTGACCGAACTGATCGCACGCTTGGGGCAGAAAGTTCCCGAGCTGCGCTTGATCGACGAGGATTACGGACAGCTCGAACCGAATTCCGATGACCAATATCCCGTGGTATTCCCCTGCGTGCTGTTAAGTGCCGTAGGAGTAGAATGGGCCGATATGGGGATACCGGGACCGAACGTGCAGCGCGGAACGGCCGAGATCACCGTACGGCTGGCCATCGACTGCTACGACGACACACACGCCGGGTCGGGAACCACCGACCGGATCGCCGCCCGGGCGCAACTGAACCGTCGCGTGGTGAAGGCTCTGCACGGGTACCGCCCCAAAGGCTCCATCGGCCCGATGTTGCGGGTACGCAGCGACAGCTCCACGACGGTCTATAACTGGAAGATTTACGAAACGACGTTCCGATGGACAGCGAAGGACAACCTCGGAAAACCCGAATGACGACTATTCGCCGGCGAAGAGCGCCAACTGGGCCGCCGTGATGCGCGGCTTGCGGACCTTCGGGACGGGCTGCACCTTCAGTTCCCGGCATTCGCGGCACGCCTGGCGGATGATCGCCATGATGCGCTCCTCGGAGAGGAAGAACTCCTGCTCCGAGAGGATTTTCAGCGCGTCGTCGAAGCGCAGGCGCTGCAATTCCGTCCAGTAGTAATACCGGCGGATCAGCGCCGCATTGCGCTGCTCGATCAAGTGTTTGTTACGACCGCGGGACATGGCTTCGAAATCAAAGTATCCTCCCTGCAAAGATACGATTTTTGTATCTTTATTTTTCGAATATATTCAGTTATTTAACAAAAACCGCCGGATTTGATCCGGCGGTTCAGCAATTTATCGGGAATGGCTTAATGTTCGGTCATCCTGCGGGCCGTTTCCCATGAAGGCATCATGTCCCCGAGCAACTGCGGAAGGTAGGCGAAGCCGTCCTCCGGGCAGTTGTTCTGATCGACGAGGCTGATCAGGTAGCTGATCTCCTCGTGCAGTTTCATCCAGCTTTCGACGGGATTGCCGCCGGTATGCACTTCGATCACGTAGCTGTCATGCTCAAAGCGTACCATCCGAACCTCCTTTCTCGACAGTCAGTCGTACGGGCTGCGCCTCGCGCAGCAGTTTGCGGAAATCGGACATGAACGCTTCGCGGCGCTCTTCGTGGCGTACCTGCATGATCTCGGCGTAAAGCCGGAACAGCTCGCCCTCGGTGACCATATAACGTTTGCGGATTTTATTGTGTCCCATGATGATTTACTTGTTTGACGGTTCAACGGTCGGATCGGTGTTTGCGGGCATTCTGATTTCCCAAAGAACCTCCGCTACCGCGGTTGAAATGCACCGCAGGAAGCCGCAGCGGCGCGGGTAGCGTCGCAGATTCGCTCGTGAGCAGTTGCGCCATTTCGCGCGGAGAGCAGTACAGACGATCCGCTTCCCGGTTGGCCTGTGCCCGCTTGTAAAGAGCCATCAGGATTCTGCTGCTCTTCTGTCCGCCGTTCAGAACGCGGCTTACGGTCTGACGCGATACCCCCAATTCCAAAGCGACGGCGATCTGGTCCCCTTGGTGAAGACTCTCGCCGATAAGCCACAGCAGGTGGAGAATATCCGCCGTGATCTGTTCCCCACGACGGGGATAACGTATTGATTCCCGTTTCCGGACCGATGGCAATTCGTAACGTCCCGTTCGGCGAAGAGTCGGCAAGACCTCTGAGGTCACCCATTTGCGGATGGCTGCGGCCTGTGGTTTACGAGATAAAAAGATGAGATGGTAAAACCCACTTTCATTTACCAGATTAACAATTCGTTGCTGACCTGCCCTATTTATTGGATAGGTCAGCTTTTCATCATCATCAAGTGATTTCAGCCGGTCTGTTGGATTGGAAAGGTCGAGTAATTTACATACTTCGACGGCAATAAAATAGGGCTTGTTGTCGATTACCACTGGTGACAGCGTAATATCGCTGTCATTCCAGACAACCGGTTTGCAGTACGTAACTGCGTCTGCATTCTTATTGGTAAGCATAGAATAAGAATTTACAATAAAGAGAACGCCCCCGTAGATGTGCTTACCACATATACGCAGGGCGTGAATGCTGGCCGGTCGTTTCCTCCCGACCCATCATAGGGGCGTTCCTTTATCGAGTCAAAATCGTTTTTTTGATCTTTGCCCTCGATTGTATATGTAGTAAGCAAGGGCAAATATAGAAACAAATTTCAAATCGAGCAACTGCCGTTCAAATTATTATTGTTTTTCGAATACCATACCGCGTTCATCCGTCATTTTATCTCCGTTTACGGATAATTGCATGGTTGCAGTTTCTCCATCCATAGAAACTTTACACGTTACCGTTGGCGGAACATAGCTATACGTTCCTACGGCTTCTCCTTGATCCGTCGTCGTTGATCCGCTTTTTTCCAGATAAACATAAACGCATTTACCATTACGTTGGAACTCAATGGCTTCAATCCATAGCAAACCGTTCGATTTTTCCTGATGAACCCAAAATGTTCCTTCAAGCAATTCATTTTGTACGTTGTCCTCATTGTCATCCGAACAACCTACGGTCGAAATGGCAATCATGGCCAGGAATAAGAAGAAAATCTTTTTCATAATGAATTTAAGTTTTGGTTATACAGGGCAAAGTTATGAAATTCCCCCCCCCAACAAATCTTTCGTGATTTTTGTTCCCGGCGGCGGAATCGAACCGCCGCAGAAAACCGTTCGGGATTATTCCATTGCGGCCATGGAAAGTGGGAGCGTCTGTTTTACGCCCTTCTCGTCCTTATATGATACGGAGATGAACTGACAGGTGTCCACGGGTCGGTATGCGCTTTGGATGATGTCTGTGGCTTCGATAAGTTGGGGATACCCCGATCTGCGGGCAATCTCACGCAACTGGAGTACTCGGCTGGCCTTGAGGTTTCCCTTGCGGTCCTTCGCCAGCAGGTTCATCACCATCTCGGTCAGGGCTGCCGAGTCGGCATCCTTTGCCAGCGAGCGGATGAACTCCTTGACCTTTGCTACGCCTACCTCTACCGTATCGTCCCAGCCGTCATTGGTCCGGTTGCCCAAAGCGATGGTCAGCCGACCGTCGGAAGTGGTGAACTGGTCGCTGTGACGGTCGGATTTGGTCCGGAACAAATCCTCCTTAAGCCGGATAAGCAACTCGGCATCGGCAAACACTTCGTCCTTGAGACGCCGCATTTCCTCGCTCAGTGTCTGTAGCCGAAAGAACTTCGTACGGCAGAACTCATCCACGGCGGACTTGTAGGCTGCGATGTCGTCTTCGCGTTTCTGTTTCTCGGCACGCTCTTCGGCCTCAAGCTGCGCCTTCAGTTCGGCGCGCTGCGCTGCTGTCATTTTCGAGATGTCCATATTACAAGGTTATGTTTATTTTCGTCATACACTCATCGTCACAAATTATCCCCATGAAACTCACGCGTCCATGGGTTCCGATCTGCCCGCTGATTTTATCCAGGGGCAAATTGTTTTCATGTGCGAATGCACGGATCAGACTGTCGATCGTTTTTTCGAGTTGCATTTTGGCCTCGACGAGGGTTTCTACTGTGTTTTCCATAATTTTATTGATATAAAGGGTTTAGGTGTTTGGTTGATTCTGTCGCCGATTGTCGGGCGGCCTGCGATGCTTTCCATAATACCGAATCCCGGTGTGTTTTAGGAATCCAGTGCGGATATGAATCGGGTAGCGGATCATGGACGTAGATTCGCCTTTCGACAATTACCGGAGTTCTCCGACACGAGCAGCACCCGACCGTCAGCAGACAGCATAAGACAAAGATTGTTTTCATAGTTTTGCGAGGTTTTGCGAGGTTTTGCGAGAATCTCGCTATTTTGCCAAATCATTAAATTAATTCTAAACGCTCTTTAACCTTCGCCACCATCCCAATCTTCACCCGTTCGGCTTCTTCTTTGGTGTCGAACTTTAATACCATTTGTTCGCGTATTGGGCATCCATTGTCCCGCCAAATTACATCGACAATAAGACACCAATTATTATCCCAAAAAACGGGTTCGCCGAATATCTCTGCCACATAGGCATAGATTTTACGGGTAACTATTTGACATATTAAGTTGCTCATTTGACCAATTCAAATTCATATACCATGGTCCACGGATTCGAGGCCCACGTACCTTTTCTGCAAACCTTGTCGATAAGCTCGGCGAAGGCTTCGCGGGGAGTGTCGAACCATCCTCGGGCAAACCATCCTTCGGTTCCATTGAAAAAGCCATCGAACCCGTAATGATGGCATTTTTTGCCATTGCCGAAATACTCGTTAACGAAAATCCCCTCCTTTAAGCAATCCTCGTCCGAAATATCCTGCAACCGCTCGCACTTGATTCCGGTGATGCGGATTTGGTGGGGCATCAAATCTGCTCGGACAAACATTTTATTGCCCCATCCCGGTGATCTATCCGCGCCATATACAGGAATGCCACGTATTGACGAGAAAGCATTGGCATAATTTTGCGCCACAGCCACTATCTCGCCGACCTTGTAGTAGGCGGACTTCAGATATTCTTCTTGTTCACTTCCGTGAGGCTCATCGTGTATTACCGCCAAAGCACGACGCAACCTCGTCTTAGTAGGGACTATCCGTCTCGTCATGGTCTTTCGACCTTCGATCACCGCCTGCGTCAAGCCGTAGCGGTCGTTGAACATTATCTTTTTCATTCCTCGTTCAGTTTTTGGATAAATTCGTCGGCTATATTTTGGGGCATATTGCCTTGAAAAACGCCTTCCATCATTTCCTTGATAATCTTATGTGCTTTCTCACGCATTCGCATTTCGGCATCCTGCTCGGCTAATTCGACAGCCCGTTTAGCCTCTATCAGTTTCAAGTCGCATTCTTCCGGACAACCGGGATACATTGGCGCTATCGGCGCTACGACTTTCAACAAATATTGTTTTGCTCTTTCGCTTTTCATGGCTCTATTTTTTGCGTAATCGGATGATATATTCGGCATTCGCGCATCCTTTGTCGATCATCTGAATACCGAGTAGTTTATCGGCGGCGTATGATCGTACCCATTCTTCGTCGCATGGAGCGAGATGCTTGCCATCCTGTGTGTTTCCATGAAGAGCGAAATGATCGTCTTCCTCGACAATGCGGCATGGATAGGATTCCGCTATCTGATTCATGAATTGGTTGATCTTATGCACATAGTAGGGGAATGGTGCTTTAATCGTCCGATTACCGTCGTCATCTTCCCGATAGCAATTCGGGCAATAATGATGATTACTTACCGAGTGCCAATCCTCCTCGGATGCTTCTTCTTCCGCTGTACTGCGATCATACCATGCACTATTATCATTGCTGTTAATCAGTGTTTCCCCACAACGATCGCATGTAACGCCGTATAAAATTTTAGATTCAATCATAATTGTTATAGTTCCCGTTCTTTGTTTTATATGTTCAGCTTATAATTGTTCGCCAATAGCCATTCGATCATATCACACGCAGGACATATTAGTGTGCTATCTCCGAAAGATACAATGGCCCCTTTTGAAACACCTACCCGTTTGTAGAAAACTCGCCAATCTTTTCCTCTCGAATAAGAACTGCGCGTAATACGCAAGCGTCCATACGTGATCCCCTCAGGAATTATATTCAACAAGTCCGCGACCGTGAAGGCGGGTATTACTTTGTCCTCCATATCACCATACGATGTGTATTTCATGATAAGCTCATAAGGGCCCTCATGGCAAATCAGTAGTTGATGATTCCTAATTTTATATTCAGGGAACCATACCATGCTGGCCTTATGCGCCGGCACGCCCAGTTCGATCAATCTCTTCGACTGCTCGATGCTTGTTACTTGCTCTTTCATCTCAGTTGTTTTGTTTCGTATTCTTCGATCGTCTTGAATATCTGCAACGCTACCTGCGGGACTATGGCGTTTCCGCAGGCTTTGATCGATTCTCTGCACCACGCAGGAAAGGAGAGACCAGCCAGTTCACCGGGAAACCCATCATTTCGGTCACATACAGGGGATTCAGTCGGGAACCCGCTCCAGTCAGGTATCCGTCGCATCCCATTGCCATTTTGGATACTGAGCCCTTGCGTTTGGCTTGACTTTTCGGAAGCGTTGCATTCTTCGCATCGTTGGCCGTAGGTATAGGCAGGAGACCTCTCTTCGCCGCAAGTGCGATTGTCGGTCGTTCGGCTGCTCCCGGAGACGGACTTCGGTTGGTACGTCCCGATCCGGCATCTGTCGCAGTCGGGGTCGGTAACAATCCCAGCGGCATGAAAACCGTCTTGCCCATCTCGCATCGTTTCAATCCTTGTGTCTGCACGGTGGGCAACAAACCAGCATCTGTCCCGTCGGTGGGGAGCGCCGACACCGCAAGCCGGTATAATGTACGGCTGCATTTCGTATCCTTCCGCTTCCAGGTCAGAACACACCGTGTCGAAGACCATCCCTTCCGACCAATTAACAATGCCGTAAACATTTTCTCCAACGACCCATCGCGGGCGAACAGTCCGAATGACACCGAGCATCGCGGGCCACAGGTAGCGGTCGTCATCGGTTCCTTTGCGTTTTCCTGCGAGCGAGAACGGTTGACAAGGGAAACCTCCGGTAAGTACGTCGATACGGTCCCGCCACTTGCTGAAATCTGATTTTTTAATGTCTTCATATTGTTCTGCATCGGGGAAATGATATTTCAGCACTTTGCGGCAAAACGAATCTATTTCGCAGTTGAAGACGTTCGTCCAGCCCGCCCACTCGGCCGCCAGATCGAAGCCGCCGATGCCGCTGAAAAGGGATGCGTGGGTCATCGTCAAAATAGTTTCTGTTGTACCTGATACCATTGAAGCCTCCGTTTGGCACCCTCGTAATAATCTTTGTCGAGTTCTATGCCCGTCATTTCGAATCCGAGATCGTCGCAGGCTATACATATCGAACCGCTGCCCAGATGTGTATCGATAATCTTGTCGCCCGGTTCGGCATAGTTCGACAGCAGCCATTTATAGAGCGCTACAGGCTTCTGGGTGGGATGGATACGACGCTCATTCAGCATTTTATTTCCTTGCTGGATGCGCCCTTCGGAGATAGATTTTCCTTGACACATTCCGTTCCACATGAATGCAAACAGGCGAACCGTATCAATCAAACTGCAGTAGGCTATTTCGCAATCCGAAAAAGAGCTTTTTCCATTGACTTTATCCCATACGATGCGGCCGGGGCCGAAGGGATAACAGAAATAATTGCATCCCCAAATGATCTGGTTTTTCGATACACGCCGCAATTCCATGAAATAGTTCTTATCGGGAACCGTCCAATGTTTTGCCTCGTATGCCGGTCGTTTTACTCCTATCGACGATTTAGTAGTTCCATAATAACCCAATTTATCAGGAGCATCGAAATAGGGCGGATCGACAATCGCCAAATCGAATGATCGGTCTGGAAACTCTCGCAGGAGATTCATACAATCAGCGTTGTACAGTGTAATATTTCCTAATTTGTCCATTCTCTTAAAATTCGATCTTCGATTACGGCACTTCAGGTCATCTTCTTGGTTAACTTGGTATCTGATCTGTGCGAATAATTATCGGGATCATTGCTTTTCTGGGACGTGAGTACCCTTTACGGCCCATAGCTTCGAGTTTAGGAATCATCAATTCCAATTCTGAGAGCGAAAGACGGGCGAATTCTTTTCCTGCAATGCGATTGCTCAAACAGAATGTGTCAACAATGTCCCAGTCCGATGTGTCGATTCCAAGCCGCTGCATCCGGTGCAATACGGCAGACCTCAAACGCTTCCGTTCACGGTGGAATTCTTCGCTGCTCATCCCGGGATGTTCGAGTTCCGCTTCGATCGTTCGGCACATAGCCTCGTATTCCGCTGTCCGCATATCGCGCAGAGAGGTCGTCCGGCCTTCTGTAAACCGTGCGACAAGAGTTTCCTTGATCTGGCTCCGATCTCCCGGCATTCGGTTCAGAAGAGCGTAAAACCGGGCGTAACTGGTCGGTTTGCGTTTCATGGGACTATTGTTTTGTGAGATCTTCTATTCCTGCATGGGCCTCGAATGTCTCGGCCAGGAATATCCGCATCCGTCGTTGTCTGGCAATCAGATATTCGAGGGTAGCACCCTCGCTCTGCTGCCATCCGGGGAGCATATAGATCGCATCGCACCGGAGCAGCATGGCAATATCCTGTCCCATCTGATCCTCCCATTCCGTGTCGGCTGGCAACCCGTTGTTCATCGGATTGACCGGAATAAGTCCGAATTTGCGGATTTTGGCCTCCGCTTCACCGAATTCCGCCTGCGCCAGCTTGGCGGGACGTCCCGATATGCGGCCACTGATGTATAGTTTCATCACTTCTCGATTTTTGAAAATGGTTTCTGACTTTGCGGTGTCCCCCAATATTCATCTGCCTTCTCGCGCCAGATAGTATACTCACCAGTCGGACCGAAGAAACGACCGTTACTGAATGCCTTATACCCCTCTACCCAAATTTTCAGTCCGGCATCGTACATTACCGATCGGGCGGCCCGGCCCGCCGGTTGTTTTCCGTCGGCATGGCTCACGAAGACGAGCATCTTGTCCGGATGCCGTTCCTTGAATGCGATGTACTGACGGTAGTCGAGTTGTGTGTACTGGAATGAATCAATGATGACGAAGTCCGGAGACTTGCGCTTCGACAGCCGTTCGTCGAGTTCTTCCATGGATTCTCCGGCTACTACCTGGAACCGTCGTCCGCAATCCTGCATTGCATGACGCCGCAGAGTATTGAGAAACGATACGGAAAGGCCTTCTTCGAGCGAATCGTAGAGCACACGTCCGAAGGGCGTCAAGGCCTTGCCGAAAGACATGACGGCAGAGGTTTTGCCGTTTCCGGATTTTCCCCAAAAGAATACGACGCCCGTGCGGTCTATCTCACCGACGCAGTCTCCCCATCCGCCATCGGGTCGAATCGTATGGCGACGAATCGTGAGAGCCTGGGTTACAGAAAGAGATTTAGCCATGATAAATGGGTTTGAACAGGATTCGAAGTAATTATTTTATTGCGATAGCCGCCAGTCTTTTCTGTTTGTGAATCTCCCGGCGTACACGCCGAAGGTCGAACTCGCATCCGGCAGCATCTTTGACGACCGTTTTAACCGTCCGATCGTCCGTCAGACCATTTGCACGGGCGATTGCGGCGACTTCATAGGATGAAGCCGGCGTCAGTTCGATGAATTTGCGGCAGATGCGCGAATGGATTTCGTCGTAGCCCTTCTTGTTGTACGAAAGTCCTATCTCCATGCGTCGTTTGATATAGTGCGTAGAGATGAACACGATGCCGCAGAAATTCTCCAGCCGGTTGTAGATCGTAATGAAATAGTAGAAAACCGAATCGGAGAGTTTGTCCCCTTCGTCGAATATGAGCAGCGGAGCCTCAAGCGTCAGCAGATGCCGTGTAATCCGTTCGAGCAGTTCGTGCATGCTCCGGTCTGAAATGCCGATGCCCAAAGCTCGAGACATTTCTCGGATGAAGTCGATACGGTGCATGTCCTCCGAACAGGGGATCACGAAAACGTTTTCGTGTTGCGATGCGTAGTCGCGTGCCGTTGTCGTTTTCCCCGAACCTGCCGGAGCGATGGCCCATGCGACATTCTGGAATTGCTGTGCGTCGGAGAACAGTTCGGAGAGTTCCTGATACATCCTCGTCCTGCAGAGCTGCCATCCTTCGGCCCGCTGTCCGGAGATCTGCGCCCGCAGCTTCACAAACATCTCGTCACTAATTGACTCGTACCGGCCATTGAGAATCGTTGATACCGTGCCGGCCGAGATCCCGATCAGGGAGTTTGCTGCTTTGTTTTGGCTCGGGTAGCGGCCGACATAATTTTGGAGCAGCTCGCGAATTTCGTTTTTCTGTTCGTTCGTAAGTTTCATATCAGAATCGGTTATAAAATGATGCTTCATCGAAAGTCATATTGCTGATCTGTTTCTCGGTCTGACCGATGGAAATCGGTTCACAGCTTTCCGCCGCTTCCGTACCGGTAGGAGTCAGCGTATGGACCGCACGTGTGTCGTAGAGACGTTCCTGATCCCGGCGCGATAGGCCTTGCAGGCGTGGTGTACGCAGTCCGTGTTGTTCCGGGGCAACGCCGTGTTCCAGTTCGAGCCTGTATCCTTCCATCTGACGTAGGATGCGCTCTTGTTTGTTCGCTTCGAGCATTGCCCGCAGAAATATCTGTTCTTCGGAGGACTGCTCTTGAATGGCCCGGTGTACGGTTGCGTACGGTCCTGCCGGGACGACCATCCGAAGACCGCCTACTGCCGGTTTTGTGCAGAGCCATACCCGTGTCATATCGTCCGGATCGTAGCGGACAAAGAATTTGCGGGTCGTATTCTTACGCCGGAACTCCATATCCGGGAGTCCTGCCGCGTCGAAGACTTCGTAAGTGTAACGTTGTCCTTCGACCTGAATGGTAATACCTGACGACGTGAATTCGCTCGGACGTTCTGTCTCGCGCCAGAACATTTCCATATAGTCGTATCGGGATAATGCCGGAGCCTCGGGATTCTCCGAGCGGAGATACATCTCCCGACGGCTCATTTTCGAATCCGGATGACGCATATCGTTCCAACGCTCCCGATAATCGGCATACGCCCTGCATAATTCCTCGAAGGTGTACAGCCCGTCCGCATTGGCTTCGACAAATTCGAGATTAGGGCGCGAATCGCGACTCGTAGCCGTGATATTTTGTCCTGTGAATCGCCAGTCGGCATGCAGCACTTCGCGCTGGAATCGGCCGAAAAGCGATTCGATCGTCTTGGCCTGCGGCGTATGTGGTGCCGTATTGCGGCTGATTCGACAGATTCGGGACATGAATTCCTTCGATTTGTCCGTTTTCTGCCCTCCCTGATTGTCCGTAACAATCTCGAACGGTTTATGTCCGGCCGTCTCGACTGCCATACGGAACGCTCTGCGCTGCATCTCGGCATTCTCGACCTCCCCGATGCAATAACCCAACAGCATTTCGCTGTAGGCGTCGATTACCTCGTAGACCATTGCCGTTTTCTTGACCAAACGCCCGCTCTTGTCCCGTCCTTTATAATAAAGGTTCAGCTTCGTACCGTCGCCATACCACAAGGCATCGCGAAGAGCCGGCATCACCGTTTGCTGCTTGCGGTCGAACTTCTGGCGTGCAGCCAGTTCTCCATAGACTGCCGCCCACCATTTCGGTGCAATATCCGGACGATCCAGGTAGGCCGTGACGGAATTCATCGACTCGAGTGTTTTCCATCCTTTTTGCTCGGCCCGACGATTGTACTCCTCGAATATCTGGCGAAGCGTATAGACCGGTATGCGACTACGACGCAGTGCGACCAGCAAACGCCCTCCTTCCGGGGTAATTTTGGATTTGTTCGCATTGCAGAATTTTTTCGATACGAGACTTGCAAAACCTTCACGCTCATAGGCTCTCAATTTATCCTTCAAACGCGCGGCATTCTCCGGAAGCGTGTGGTGAAAGTCATTGCGCATCTGTTCGGCCGTGGCGAGGATATTCTCCCAAATAATCCGGGTCGAGTTTTTAAGACGGTTCCGGCCGATCCGCTGTTCCTGAACCTTTTCCACCAAAACATCGAGAACCGACGCGTTCAGCGTATACTCCTCGATCTTTTCGGCCGGAAGCCGCTCTCCGTTCGGCAATCGGAAGGAACCTTCTTCCAAGCCCGCAAAGAATCGGCGGGCCGTAGCATTGATCGTAATCATCGGTTTGTTGTCGCTTAGCAATTCTTCCGGATTGCCGTGTTTGGCTTCGAACTTATGCCGGAAGCGTTCCGGCAATGATGGGTATTCGATCAGAGCGCAACAACCCAGTCCTTTACCGGGGCGAAGGATATTGAGTTGTTTACGACGTACAAGATTCCGATAATTATTCATGGTCATTACCGGTTCCCCATCATCGCTACGTGTCAGATCCTCTACTGTAACTACTATCGTATGACCAAATCGTTGCATCGTTTTACTTTTTTACCGCTCCTGTGTTGGTATCGCTCCGGATAATACTTTTGTGTTTTACGGAAAAATTAGGGAGCCGATTGTCATCCCTGATTTTCCAACTGTTTTGCTTCCCGCCACAGAACCCAGCTTACCGAACCACTGATTACAGTGGTAAGCAAGTGAATTGTATTCCCGGCACACATGCCAAGAGCGCCTCCAAACGCCAACAGCCCGAATATCGCAGCCCCGACGTAGTTTTCGCGAATGATCCACCTATTGTTCATTGCTGAGTAGGATTTTGGTTCGGTTTTAAGACACCGCCCCGGTCGAGGGCGACCTTGCGAATCTTTTTCGCGAGGTCTGTATTCGTCTTGCATGATAACGCTCTACGGATGGTGAGCTGGCTCACATTGAAGATCTCGCCGAGCACCTTGCGCTCTCCGTACTCAAGAATGATTTTTGCCATAACTTGCTTTTTTGCTATATTTGTCCGCCAGTTACACATTGGAAACCGCATTGCAAATATAACAAATATATTCCCTAATTAGCAAGCGAAATGACAAATAAATTTGGTAGCATTAAAGACAGAATATTACAACTTGCTGAAAAATCAGGACTTGGAAAGAAGAAGTTTTGTGAAAAAATTGGTATGTCATACTCTAATTTCACGGGAAAAGCCAAAGACACACCTCTTAATTCTACTGCAATAGGGAATATATTGTCTATAATTCCAGAGGTCAATCTTATGTGGCTTATTACGGGGCAAGGAGATATGCTGCGTCTCGATGAGTTTGACAGTACAAAGTTATCGGACAAAGAGACGGTGGCGCAATTATTGACTTATCTTCGGGAAAAAGATGCTGAAATCAAAGACCTTGCAAAACAAATAGGACGTCTCGAAGCTGAAAATGAATTGATAAAAGCGGAATCGGAATCCCTCAAAGCTGAAATCAGAACAGCAAAAAAGGCCCCTTCTATGGATGCCGAGGATGCCATCTCTGCCGCTGCAAACGAATAA